AGCAGTACCAGAACCTATTACAGATACTTGTGGATATTTGCTATCTTCAAAATAAGTACCAACTACTACTTGTTTACCTTCAAGGGTAACTGTTACGTCACCGCTAGTTTCTTCTAAAATCATATCATACCTCTATTTGGGATATATTGTTACGTTTAACAACATTAATCTTTTCTAGAAGCGGATGACTAAAACCATGGCTTACTAAAAAAGTATTTAAATGTTCTTCTTGTAGTAATACTTCTACTAACTTTTCTTTTCCGTCAGTATCAAGTGTTTCTACTGTTTCGTCTAAGATTAATAAATTAATTCTAGAACTGGATAGTGTTTGCATTAGTTTTCTAATAGCTAAAAGTGTAGCTACATTAACTCTTGCTTTTTCACCACCACTTAAAGCTAGTATTTCAATATCTTTTCCATTATCGGTAATAACAACATTTAATTTGTCACTAGCACTTATTTTGAAACCAATTTGAAACCTGCCATCGCTTAGATCAACCAAATATTTATTTGTAATTTCTTCTAAGTCTTTTACTAAACTTTCAATTTTATAAGCTACTAAACCTGTTGTTGAAAATGTTTTTGTTAAAACATTTAAAATACTCATTCTTTCACTTAATTCATGCAATTTACCACTGTAAACTTCTAACTCTTGATTCATTTCAATCAATTGTTTTGATACTAAGTCTACTTTTGTATTGTGTGCAGTTACTTCTTTATTGTGTTGCTCTGCTTCTGTAATTTTACGTTTTGTTGAGCTAATACTACTTTGTAATTCTGTAAATTGTTGTTGTAATGTTTGTTTATCTAGTAATGTTTCTGGCAGTTCTGTATCAATTAAAGTATGATACTTTTCCCAGTCTTCTTGTGCTTTTTGTGCTTCTTGCCAAGCAGTTTTTTGATATTTAATATTGTTAATTCTTGTAGTATACATTGAAGATGCATACTCAGCTTTTTCAGCTTCACTTTGTTTTTCTGTTATTAATTCCGTGACTTTAGCTTCGTTAATATCACTTAAACAAGTAGGACAAGTTCCGCGCAAAGTTTTCATTTTTTTAACAAAACTTTGCGAATCACTAATTGTTTTAGATAATTTTGCAACTTCTGCTTGATAACTTTCTATGCCATCTTCGGGTTTGTCAGGAATTGGTAATAGTTTTATTTTTGATTGTAGTTGTTTATAAGTATTATTCTGCGAAATCTTTTTATTAGTAGACTCAATACTATTAATGCTAGAGTCTAGTGCTGAAGCTTCTGTTATTAAACTTGTATCTAATTCAGGTGCAACAACAGGTTGTTTTAAAGTTAAATCAGTTTTTTCATACTTGTTTAACCAGCTTGAAACAGTATTAACTTGAGATTGTACTGCAGCAATATCTTTGGTTAATTGAACAGAAACTTCTTTAAAAACTTCAGCAGCACGTGTATATTTACCTAAATTTAAAATTTCAATTAAAAACTTTTTACGAGCAGTATCAGGAGCCGTTAAAAACTCTAAGCTTGAAGCATTTGATTGGTAAACAATCTGTGCAAAACTTTTGTGATCAAAACCTAGTATATCTTCAATTATTTTATAAGTAGCTGTGGCTGTGTGAGCACTAATGTCTATTGCGTTTTTAAATAACTTAACTGTTTGTGCAGTACCGCGCGTAGATTTAATTGTATAGTCTACGCCATCACGATTAAAATCTAGTTCAATTGTATACGACTTGTCTTTTACATAACGGTTAAGAATGTCTGCTTTTTTAATGCCTTTGGAATTTTTATTAAATAATACTTCTTCTAGTATAAGTGCAATTGAACTTTTTCCATGCCCATTACGACCTACTAATTGTGTTAGTGGAGCGGCAACAAAATCAATTTGATTGTCTTTTCCGTAGCTAAAAGCGTTAGCCCATCGTAGTTGTTTTATAGTTATCATTAACAGCAAATCTCTTTTTTAGTTCTGGTAATCCGCCTATGTACTCACCACCAATAAATATTTGTGGCACTGAACGAGCGTTAGGTACTTTTTCAATTAAATCTTTTTTAGTATATGTACCAGCATCAACTACAAACTCTTCAACTTCAATAGCATAAGAGTTTAATAAGCGTTTAGCTTCTTGGCAAGCTGGGCAATTTGGTTGTGACCATACTTCAGCTTTATTCGGATTCAATTTTGTCTGCATAGTTTTGAAATTCCTTTAATACGTTTTCAATAGTAGCGTCTGGTAACTCTAAGATGTACGCAAGATACTCACGAATTTCTTCTGACATAGACATTTCTTTGTCTAAGATTAGTGCTGAATCTGTATCACGTTTAATTACTTTACGATCAATTAGCTCTGAATCTTCTAGTTCGCCAAGTTCTTGCATATCACCTTCAACTTGATAAATTGTGTGATCGTAGTCAGTTGGCGGTTTAGGGTCATGTACAGCTACTGTACGACGAATTAATTGTGGTAACTGTAGTTTACGCCATTCGTGTTCTAAGCTATTAGTGTCTAATATAACGACACCAGTGTCTACATTATGACGATGAAAACTAGTAGTAACGGGGCTACCTGGATAAATAATATTTTTCTGAGAGTTTTCATAGCTGTGTAAGTCACCTGCTAACACTACTTTCCAACGAGCAAATAGTTCTAAATCTAATTCAGGTTTTACGTGCGGCGGGATCTCTCCGCGTGCATGAGTAAAGCAAATATCTTTACACACTAAGTGTGGTGCTTTTTCAAATTCTTTTAATTTGTTGTAAGGAATAAAATCCATGTTTTCTAGTGAGTAGAAATCGTCAATAATTTCTACTTTGGAATTTAATCGATTGGTAACTTGTTTTAAGTTTGTTAAAAAAGTTGTGTCTTTTTTAACTGCTTCGTGATTTCCAGCGTAAATAATAGTAGGAATCTTGCAACTATTAACCAAATCAAAATAAGTTTCTAGTTCTTCCATGTTAGGAAGTTTGTCAAAAATATCACCACCAATTACAAAAAGATCACACTCTGACTGCAATTCATTTAATTGCTGCCACAACATATCAAACCTATTTTTGGCCCACAAAACGGGCACATTCTTCTGACCCAATTTAATATGGACGTCAGCAGTAAATAATACTTTCATATTGCCTTATGAGACAGAAAAGCCCGTTAAACATTTTAGTTTAGCGGGCTTTTTGATTTAACCTAATTCTTTGACTGCTTCTTGCTCTGAAGACTCGCCGTCTTCATCTTGCTGTGTAGTAATTTTTTCCAGCAAGGCTTTTACATCTGCTTCTGTGGGACGAGCAAATTTCTCGTCAATAGATTTAGCAGCATCAGCCATAGCACGCTCTTCGTCAGTTAATGGGCGAGGTTTGCAACGCAAAACCTGCAGGGTGTACTCAACATTAAAAGGCAGTGGGCCAGTTTTAACACGTTTAAATACAACATCCCAACCTGTGTCATAATCAGTAGGGTCTCCTAAATCTTCAGCTGCTGTAACAATTTGCTCAAATAACTTCTTTTTCAAGTTAAGTGCAACAACTTTTTGCGATTTAGGGTCGATACAATTTACAGAATAACTCCAAGAGCACTTGGCTTCTGGGAAATATTCAGTAACATGGTCTTTTTCAATGTTATCAAACTTTTCTTTTTCACGGCTAAATGCCAAACATTCAACTGGAATATCTTTATTGTTAGTGCCTTTGAGCCAATAAATATATCTTGGAAGAACGCCGCCAATTAAGCGTACTGTGTTTTCGCCGTCTTTGTATTCATAAGACTCGACTTTGTTTGATTGTGCTTTACCTTTGGTATTTTTAAAGCTAAGTGCCATTTTTATTTTTCCTCGTATTTGAAGTGAATTTTGTTTTCTGTTATTTTTAGTAGCGGATTTGATTTTATTGCGTTTAAGTCAATATCTGAATAAAAAGACAGGTCTAGATATGTATAACCGTAGTATTTATATATGGCGTAATTTCTACGCCCCGCTAACCTTATGTATTGTGCCTTGTGTACAATATCTGTGCTAGTATCAGTAAATAACCGAGCAGGGTTTATTAGAAAACTATTACCTTTTAAGTTTAAAATCGGTTTGATTTTACTGTATTGATTTTTAGGAATAGATTTTCTAATAAAGTGCAGTCTTAAAGTTTCAACTAATTTTACGGAGTCACACTGTGTTTTGGACTCAAGCAATTCAAGGTTGAAGAAAAGGGTCATATACTAAAACTTAATAACTATTATATCATTTTGGATATTGTATGACAAGTGAAATTTTAACTACGCTAATACTTTCCAGCCTTTGCGTAAATAAAGACCTAACCTGTCTGTGTTTTGCTTTTTATCGGCATAGCCAGCAAATTGAATGTCTACTATAATTGGATCTAATTTGCCTTCATGCATTCGCATAATCCTACCAGCAATTTGTTCTAGCAAACTATCGTTTGACATAGGAACTGCTAAGATTACACAACTGAGAATGTTGATTGAGATACCTTCTGAAAAGATTTGCCTACTACCAGCAATGCACATTTTTTCTTTGGCAAGGATTTGTTCTTTTGCTCTTTGTCTATCCTCAAAACTGGTTCCCCCAGTAACCAACAAACACGTTTCACCAACATATTCTTTTACTTTCTCTAAGAATTCTACTCTGTCAGCAATAACTAAAACACTATGACCTTCAGCAACGTGCATTTTAGCTATGTCCGCAATAAATTGTCTGTACTTATCATCTTGAGTAAGATCAGTAATCTTATCTACCCAAGTAGCATTTGGTTTAAGTGTAATACCACTTTTTACCATGTGTATAGTTGGAGGTATTGTATTTGATACTGGTGGTTTTAATACTACGTTACCAAAGTAATCTTTGAATAATATATGTTTGCCGTCTTTGCGAATCATTGTTCCACTAAGTGCAATTCGGTAACGGGCATGAAAACTATCTATTGTTCCTGCAAATGTAGTAGCAGGACAGTGATGGGCTTCGTCTAAGATAACTGTGCCAAACTCTTTGGCAAGCTCAGCAGTGTGTTTTACTAAGGTTTGAATGTTAGCCACTGTGATAAAATGATCTTCATGATCTACAGTACCACCACCAATAACACCACACTCACAACCAAACAATGTACGAATTTCTTCAATCCACTGATCTCTGAGTGCGGCGGTGTGTGTAATAACCAAAGTCTTTTGTTCAAACTTTCTAGCCAAGTGTAAAGCAGTAAAAGTCTTGCCCCAACCTGGTAGTGCATTTATAAAACAAGTATCACTTACTTCATTGTAAATTGTTTGTTGATCTTCATATAACCCAAACTTAGGGTCGGGAAATGGAACAGGTACTAAAACTCGTTTATCAATAATTTCATAGCCTTCAGGTATTAAATCTGTACGACCTTGCGGAATAGATAAAATACCCTTGATTAACGACTTGTAATTTTTGATTGTTTCTACACTAGCAAATTTCTTGCTTCCAGTGTCTTTGTGAATTTTGTAAGTAAGGGATTTAATTACGTGTTTAGTATGCTCTATACCTGGATTGTCTATGTAAATTCGGTTGCTAATTACTGCTTTTGCCACTATACTAGTCTCCAAGTATCTTTTTGTGGATGTTCATAGTACCCGTAAAATAAGTATCCATTATCCATATATAAAACTCCTGCATATTGATGATAGCTTTCTGGTTGAACCATAGTTTTGAATCTATGGGACACACCTTCTAATTCTAATACACACCCTATGCCATCCGCAGGTAACACTTTAGTAATCTTCTTTGTTGTCAGTTTGGCGCGTGTAGTTTTTTTGTGTTGAAAAACTTGTCCGTGGCTATCAATAAACCAAGTTGTTGATTTTGCTAACTTAATAATATCTACAAGAAAGTATACTGCTGAACTTATAGGAAACAACGTTGCTTTACCTTGCAAAGCGAGTCTTCGTAAACCCAAAGTGGGTTTATCAATAGACTTATCGTCCACAAACCTATAATTTGTTATGTGTTCCGCAGTATCCTTATCACTATATTCTGATTTATAGTATAATATGCTGCCATCTTGCTCAGGCTGTTTCTCACCCAGCCTGAACACGGGAAATACTATTTCCTGTAGTTTCATAGTACTCCTCCCATGCACCAAAACTGTAGTCATTTCCAATATCTTGGTCAACCCCAATAGGGAATCCAGGAATACTACAACCCCAGTCTTGTTGAGTGTTGCGCTTTAGTATTTCACAATACTGTTCTACGTGCTCTTCTTTAACCACCGCCACAATCGAGTCGTGTACAAGCATAAATATTTTAGCGTCGATATCGGCTTTAATAACATCATTAGCAGTGCCCATAGCGCCAAGCAAATTAACGTCACTAGCAAGAGACTGAACTTCAGCATTGATGCCACTACGTACTTCATGAGCCGCAATACCTTTGTCACTAGAAAATACATTAGGAAGACGACGCTTTCTGCCAAAATAACTATAAGTATAACCATTTTGTTCAATAAAGCTTTTGCGCGTATCCAGCCAGTTTTTAAGTTTACTAAATTTCTTAAAATAAGATTTAATATCATCTCTGGCTCTTTCTACTGGATATTCTTCTCCAGTGGCTTTTGACACAGTTTGCGAAACTTTATTAGCACCTGATCCGTACAAGATACCAAAACTAATAGCTTTAGCACTTTGACGCATACTTCCGTACTTCTTTTTAACGTCTTCAACATCACATGGTAAATCAAACACCATCTTAGCAATAGTTGAGTGAAAATCACCACCACTAGAAAATACTTCTTGTAGTTTTTTGTCGCCTGATAACACAGCAGCATAATACATTTCTGCTGTAGTCAAGTCTTGCGATACAATTTTGTAGCCTTGTGGAGCTTTGATACAACCTTTGATAATAGGATTGTCGCGAGGTATTTGCTGAGCATTGAACTTGCCAGAACTACTAAGCCTACCGCTAGTAGTAAATATAAGATTAAAATTTGTACGAATACGACCATCACGATCAAGTTCTGGTAGAATCTTTGAAATATAGGTGTTTTGGATTTTTCCAAGTTGTCGTACTTTTAAAATTGCTGCAGGAAGCGGGTGTTCTTCTGAAAGTTGTTCTAAGACTTCAGCATCGGTTGACACTGCACCTGTAGCGGTTTTCTTTCCAGTTGGATTAAGCCCAAGGTAGTCAAAAAGAACAACCCGTAACTGCATAACGCTATTAGGATTAAAAATTTTACCAGTATCTTTTTCAAAACGCTTAACTTCGTCGAATCCATATACCACCTCTTTGGCTTTGGCAATTTCTTCATCAAGATACAAATTAGCAGCAGCCATTCGTTCTTGCGAAATAGGAATTCCTACTTCTTCCATGTCCATCAAGAATAGTGTACCAGGAACAAGGATTTTTTCATACACATAACGTAATTTATCATTAGCCTGAACAATAGGCCAAAACTTTTGAAACAAATCATAAGTTACAGCAGTATCAATACTAGCATAACGACTAATAGTATCAAATGGAATTAAATCATAGGTAAAGTCATCTTGTAGGATACCGTTAGCGGCACAATATGATTTTTTAAAATCATCTAACTCTGAATCATAATCGCCATAGTCTGTGTACTTAAGAGCCAAAGGTTTTAAACCATGACTATCAGTTTCATCTAATACATAGTGCATAACCATAGTATCATGGACCCTACTACGATCAAATGTTAGGCCTAGGTGATAAGCTAACATTTTGTAGTCAAATTTCATGTTATGAAATATAATAGTAAAAGTGCTACAAATCTTTTGCAATAAATCTACGCAGTCTTCATCCATAGCGTCGCATAAAATATATCTGCCATGCTTAGATTTATAACTAAGTGAAACGCCGAGCACATACCCGTCACGAGGATAAAGCCCTGTTGTTTCTGTGTCTAGTGCTACGTAACCTTGTGCATTATCAA